ACCACGGGCGCGGATCGTTGAACAAATGAACGTCAATTCGCTGCCGGTAATTCAGTTCGTCATTGTCTGGTAATTTATTAAAAGTGATTTCAATCTTACTACAACCGGTTTCTGATAAGTCAAACGTCATTTTATCAATAGACGTTCCTTCGCTTCCTGCGCCGAAGATTGCAGTTTTTGTTCCATCTGCGTTATACGCGATAACGTCATAAACCTCAGGCAAATAACCGATTAAGTCATCCGGAGTGACATTCGAACCGTCGTCCATGATATTCGCCGCATGGATAAATCTACCATGTGGCCGCAATCCATAAAGTAAATTGCTCATACAAACCACCTTTCAGTAAACTGTATATCAACTTCACCAGCTGAACCAGTGTATTTGTATGTATTTCGCCCCGGCGCTGCATGTAAGAACAACCCTGAAAAAGTATTCAAACTGTTTGCTGAATCACGTCTTACTGTACCGGTTTCGCCATTAACTACCGCCGCAGCTGGCGACGTCAAAAGCGTATCGCGCAGTCTAAAGCTTTCGCCGCTTTCTACATGAATAATAGAAATATCAGGCATGGATTCTCCTTCAAATGGACTGAAAGTAAAAATCAGCGGCACGTCGACAGACGCTTCGCTGTGGATGCTTATTTCTGTCCCGTTCTGAATTTCTTCAAAGATTGTCTTTCGCAAAGTAGAAGCTGTTGCGTATCTAAAAGGATCTGCAAGCAATAATGATATTTCAATATCACTCCACCGTTGTTTAAAGCCTTTTTGATATTTGTGTTTAAATTTACTGATTCCAGCAACTTTAAAACAACGATCCGCACGACCAGTGTGTAAAACATAATCCCTTTGAGCAAAAGCCCGATATGCTTCGTTTACAATCTCGTCATGATCTTTTTCAGATTCGCGTTTCAAATCAAACGATACTTTTACAGTGCGGCCTTTCACATATCCGTCGCCGACAGCATAACTACCATGAGAAAAAGCTCTGTCCTGTAACTTCAAAGAAAAATCATAACTGCCCGCGTCATCAAGTTCCCAACCGTCCGGTAAAACATAAACCCGATCGTTTTTGATAATTTTCAGCCTGCCGTCGTTTTCAAAAATATTACGATACATGGTTACCCCCTCCTGCCAGTTGCTATTATGTCATTGAGTGCCGCGAACAAATCATTAACATCTGCTGCATTGTTGATATCGCCGTAAATGTTTTGCTCAACTACAGTTCCACCGGCGCCCATCTCGTCAGGGTCAATGCCCAGCAAGTCGGCAAATATACCATTTCGCAGTGGGATAACGGCTTCATCGCTTTTACCCTCGCCCATTAGTGCGAAAACTGGAGCTGTGATAACGCCACCAGACGCAAACGCCAAACTACCCATTCCGGCAGACATCATTTGAGTTGTGGCTCCTGCGTATGCAGCAGGAGCGGCCACGGGGCCAAGTTCTGCGATAGATTTTTGTACAGCAGGTGCGACTAAACTTTGTGCTAATACTTTGTTTTTAACAAGCTCTTTTTTCCGCAGTTTATCTGACAAGACGTCAGCCATCGTTCGGCTAATTTGCCACTGGATAAACATCTGCGCAATCTGCTTGCCGACGTTTTTAAACACATCTCCAAGCTTCCCGCCGTTTACAATAGCGTCAGCAACTCCAGCGGAAAGGTTTTCTTTCAACATATTCGCAGCTTCAAGCGCAAAGTCCATATAGGTTTGTTCGGCTTCCATTCGCCAATCGTTATACGCCTGCATCATTTCCTGCTCTTGCAGGTTTTCAGCGGCTTTTGCTTCAAGCTGGGCAAGTCTAGCTTCGTCCTCGGCTTCTAACCGACCTTGTACCATTGCCAGCAGCAACGCTTGATGATCTTGCTCGTTTTGCTGTATTTCGTCATTGTTTTTTTGTGCGGCATCTTTGTATTGATTGAGCGCGTTCGATTTTATCAAACTGGCTTCCGCTTCCGTTTTTCGGAGTATTTCCAGCCGCTCCGCTTCGGTCTTTGCTAAAAGTTCGGCGGACTTAGTGTTTCCATCCGCTTCGGCTTTAAGCCTTGCGCTTTGGGCGTCCAAGTATGCCTGCTCAACCTTCGCTACTTGTTCGTCAACCCTGCCAAACAACGAGTTATCGTTGTCGCCTTTGATTGCATCCCAAGTGCTTTTAAAACTCTCGGCTTTTTGCGTAGCATCATCAAACAAAGCCAGGTATTCTCGTGCGTCTTGGACGGAAGTATCTCGGGCGGCTTTAGCACCGCCGCCTTTACCGCCTGCACCACCAAAATTAATCGTTCCCGGTGTTGTGTCCTTATCGCCACCGGTAGCCTTGAGCAATGCGCCTGACGGGTCAAAGCCCTCGGACGTGGTGTCCCAATCGTCGCTACTATTTAAATTGCTTTCGTTGCCGCCAGTATACCGCCGTTTTATCTCATCAAAGCTTAAATCGTTGGCATAAGCATATACCCCAACAGTAGCGGCACCTACAGCCGCCCCTATGGCCGTTGCGCCACCTGCAACTAGCGCCGCGGCTTTCCCCGCGCCCAATGCAGCTATTCGCAAAGCTGCATAAGCTTCTGTTACGCTCGTAATTGCGCCTATCCACGGGCCAGCCAAAGCAATAAAACCTTGAGCGGCAATCGAAATAGCTGCCGCACCACCTGCGACCTCTAAAGCAACTACTGCATTCTGCCTTTGTTCGGGCGTCAGTTCGGCAAACCAGCGGGCAACGTCGCGCGTTCCTTCTGCTAAAGCTTGAAACTGCGGCAACATTTGCGCGCCTATGCTTACTGCCAGCCCCTTAAGCGCCTGTTTTGATGCGTTAATCTCAAACTCGGCATCTTCAAAGGCCTGCGTGGTTTTGTGGTCTAAAACTAAACCAGTTTTTTCGGCACTTTCATACACCGCCTGAAATTGATCTTCCGTCAAGTTTAACA